ATAACTTGTTCATTATAAAATTCTTATTTTCTGCAAATTTACGCTCTTGGAACCATATAAACAACTGTACTACAATATTTTAATTTATAGAACTCCTCTTTAGTGTTATAAATGAAATAGGTGAATCAGATATTGACTTTTCTAAAGTCAGTAATATTAATGGAATTTACTTTGATTATGACGAAGATGATAAACTTTGGAAAATAACTTGCATGAATCCTTATGTGGTATTTACGTAATTACTATATACTTTTGGGAAGAGATGAGAATAAGTATTTAGACATTATTAGTTGTTAATTTATCGCTATAAGGCTTATTCTTGAAGCATTAAACAACCAATTACAAACTAAAATAAGTTTTGATTAACTTGTAACTATTAACAACATTGACTATCTTTGTCGTAGAGAGATATTTGAAATTATGCAGAGCAATGCAATGTGTAGCTGGACTTCCACTACTATATCGTTACTTGCATCTTTATAAAAACACTTTTAATCGCTGATTTATAAAAGATTAAAACGAACTACACTCTTTTAAGTAATGAAACGAAGTGTTCTCTTTAATGAAACACACTGTTCGGTTAAGGGAAACACTTTGTTCTGTTTGGTAAAACTTCTTTTATTTACTTATTTGCTTTTAAATTAGAATAATTTTAGTATGTTTGCCACATTATTTATGAAAAACATGACTTTTGTATGAAAAAACAAGACTTCCTCTTTATTTTTGTTCTGGTGATAATATTCCTGCCATTCTTTGTGAGTGAATCCATCTACGATTGGTATAAGTCTTTCAACGCTGCACATGGCATGGTGATGAGTTTCATTAAATTTGGAATTCTTGCTACACTGGGTGAGATGCTGGGACTTCGTATCAGTGCCGGAGTCTATAACCGAAAAGGATTTGGCGTACTGCCGCGTGCCGTAGTGTGGGGACTGCTGGGAATGGGTATCAATGCGGCCATGATAATCTTCTCCAAAGGTGTGCCGCAATTCATGGAATATATGGGAATGGCAAATGCCGCCGCCATTATAAACGGAGAATTCTGCCTGGACAAATTATGGATAGCCTTCGCCATTTCAGTTGCTATGAATACCATTTTCGCTCCGGTATTCATGACATTCCATAAGATTACGGATACGCATATCCTGGATTGTGGCGGTTCGCCTCGCAGCCTCCTCACTCCTATCCCGATGACCCGCATCATTACGCATCTGAATTGGGATGCACAATGGAATTTTGTCTTCAAGAAAACAATTCCTTTCTTCTGGTATCCGGCACACACCATCACATTCCTCCTGCCGGGAGAAATGCGGGTGCTGTTTGCAGCGATATTGGGTGTGGTGCTCGGGGTATTGCTGGCTATTGCGGCTCGGATGAAATAATCCGGCCTATATATTCTCGAATGATTTCAAGCAAGTCTTGCGGATAAGGTATAAAGAACTTCTCTATCATTTTCGGATACTGAGGTACAAAGGGTTTGGGTATCATTGTGACAAGGGTATCCAATTCTGCCTTCCGTTGCTCTTCAGTCTCTGAGACGGCGTAGCGGATAGTCCACCAGAACAAGAAAGTCTGGTTAAGATACCCTTTGGGGGTGATGACTTGCAGTTGCTTGTAGCGCTCGGACTGTAACATGATTTTAATTCTTTTCTCCTGTTCTTTCTCACTGATGGAACATAGAATGTCATACCATTCATCAAACTCCTGACGCAAGCAGGCGACAAATGCCCATTCGGCAATTCTATATTTGGCAAATTCTGGAATCTTCTTTAGAAGTACGAAGATATGTCCTATATTCAATTCGCCTTTATATAAACCTTTGACTTTTGTATAGTCTTCAATGGAAGTGATTGTGTGTAAAAGGGAGTAATATATTTCCGGACTCATCGGCACATGGTGTTCATCAATGAATTTCAGAGTATTCTGAAGCACCAGTTTTTTGTTTGTTCTGTTGTTGGCCATGCGGCTGATGACATTGTTCCAGTAGATTTGTGTGCGTGCAATGGAAATATGTAAATCATCTTCCATCTCTTTTATACGGCTTTCGGCTTCTTCGAAGGTCATGCCGCGTTCCCGCATTTGATAGCATATGTCCTTCATAATTGGATAATGTTCGACAAATAGGTAGGGTTTGGGAATGACGGCTCCTACCTTTTTCAACATACAATATGAATCGTAATTGATAAAAACCTTTTTACTGATTGCTTGCTCTTGCAGCCGTTGGGCGTTTTCCTTATCATTCTGACGGAGCAATGCCTTCATGCAACAGAAGATAATTCCTCCATCATATACGCCCACGTCCAGCAGACAATACACATATTCCAGAATAGTGCTTTCTTTAATTTTCCACCCTTCCGATGTATAAATGGGAAAAGGCTGCGGAACGTTGTCTTGTGCTCTTCCGGCATAGTATCGCTGGATAAGCATTTGCTTCAATATATCCTTTGGCGCATCCAGGCTTTTCATTATTTCCTCATTTATAATCAGTTGTATTTCTTCCGGAGGAAGTGAACCTTGGGTGTGGTTGGTCAGGTGATAGAGTAAATGTTTATGTGTATAACTGTTCTGTTGTACGGTGTATTTTTCGGACATCCGCTTTATCATGTCCACTTTTTGTTCATAATAGGGATATATGAACCGGTTATTGATAATGATATTCAAGATATTGGCATCAGGATGATTGAGCAGTGACTTGTCCAGCCGGTTCTCGAAGAAATCCCTTGCGACTCCTCCTTCTTCCGGAGTCTTTACCTTATTGAACATTTCGGAGACAACGTAGGGCGAATGATTCAAAATCTGTTGTTCTTCCGGAGTAATACAATCGGGAGTTTCTCCGAACAGTGCCTGATACGCCTCTTCATAATTTGATATTTTCAGAATGAATTGTACGATTGTTCTTATATTTCGAGATTCATCGCCGTTTTGGGGACGATGTCTCTTCATATGTGCCTTGATTTCCTTTAGGGTCATGCGTTGGTATAGGATACCTTGTGTGTGCTGGCTCGGGTAATCCAGTAAAGACTGGTCTGCTTCCAGTAAATGGTATTTATGGAACAGTTCCTCGCATTCCTTAATCCCGCTATAAGTGGAGGTCGTATCCAATAAGTCGTTCAGGTAGATTTCACCCACTTTCAGTTTGGTCTTGTTTTCTTCTTCTTGCTGCTCCAACCTTTCCATAAAAGTGTTGAAGATTCCTTTGGCTTGCTCAAAATTTTTAGCCTTTTGGAGCATAAAATTCAATGAGTAGCCATCACAGTTATTCCCCATACGGTTCCATAAATCATAGGCATAAGAGGACGGTATGTTTTCGAGTGCTCCATTCAACACTTCGGTCTTGTTCAGGAACATACTGGTATCCTCTTTTTTGTCGACAGACAGTTCTGTCAGTTCGTTGAAGAATGCAACCAGCTTTTCCGGCTGGCTGAATCTTTTGAAAACTTCCAGCCAGGTGTAGGGAGCAATAAAGTTGAAGAAAAAGACTGCATCGTCGTGGGGAACTACCCCTTTATCATTCTTCTGCAAGAAGTTCTTGATGTCGTGTATGTCAGCCAGAGTCTGTGCTTTATGCATAAGCTGCCTGGCGAAATTACGTATTCTTTTCTCTTTCAGTTCTGTCAGATAAGTCTCATTGTTGCTTTCCTGCCCATGGGCGCTCTCTGCAGAATCGGAGAAGAAATCATCTATGTCGTCATCATCGGCACTTGGGGAAGCTTCGTATATAAAGGAAGCGTTGAGGTATATTTCTTTGGCTTCGTCCATGTCGAGGAACCGTACCAATTCTGTCTGAAATTCAATATACGAATTTTCTATATACTTGTCTTGCATTTGCCCTTGTTCATTGAGCAAATCCTTGTGTACAATGTCCTTATCTTGTTGTGTCTGCAGTCTGGGCAAAAGCCACCGCAGCACATTCAGCTCTCTCCTATTATATTTTTTTGTTAATTTCCAAATATGGATGGCCTCTGCATTGGTAGGAGCAAAATTGGCTATATTGCCAATATAGGCGTCCACCCAATCAATGGAAACGCCTTCCGGGTTTGTTCCCAGTTCCTTACTTGTATATAGCGTTTGTTCGTTTTTATAAATGCGGCTTACAACATCATTGATGATATACTGTTGGAGTTCGGGGGCATTTACCGAACAGTTTTTCACCCGATGCAGGATCTTGGTTGTATTTTTGAAAAAGTTCGGTCTGTCTTTGTAGTAGATATAGCGGAATATGCCCTTTATGGCTTTCTTTTCAGTTGCCAGTAGGTCATCGGACGGTTCACTGCTATAGTACTGGAAAACCTGGGTTACTATGATGTCTTCAACTTCAAATGTGTCCTTTTCAATGTCCTGATAATAAATCAAATCATCTACTTTGCCTGCCAATTCACAGATGGTGCTTCTGTCGGCCTTTTCGTAACTGTTCTCATAGGTGAATTTGAGGAAATCGAGCAATAGGTCTATTTTATTGCGGCTTCTCTTTTTCCACATCCACAAACATTTTATGGCGTGGCAGAGTTGTCGAAGCATGGATTTCTGCAGGTTGCTTAAATTGCTGTTCTGGAACTGGTTGTTATATCTGGTCTTGATTCTGTCTATGTCGAAAAACAAGGAACCGATAGTCATGCCGGCTTCGGGTCGGAGTTTAAGATAGCCGTATGTCCTAAGCTCGCGGGCATATTCATTTATTTTTTTGAAGGATAAAGGTTTGATGCCCACTTCGACTATGGCCGGAGGAACCATTTCATTGAAAGTAAGCATGGATTTCACTTCCTTGAAGCTATAGCTTGTAGTGGCAATAACCTTGAAGTCCGGATTGCCGATGTGAAGGATTTCCGATAACTTGCGAAGTAATTCTCTGTCAATGGGTATCGGCTTTTCATTCTCTTCTTTCCAAAACAACAGCTGCAAATCGTCCAGTAGAAGAATCTTTTTGCCATGCTGGAATTGGGATACAGAAAGCCGTTCTAACTGTTCTTTGGTCGTATCGGCATTCAAAATGACCACATAATATTCCTGAGGGAGCTTTTTCAGCATTCGGCAAACGGCAATAGTCTTTCCCGAAGTGGATTGACCGGTGACGATGATTGTCTTGTTTGTGCTGTCAAACTCCTCTTTAAGTTTGTTGTCTACTTCCGGACGGATAAAATAGTAGTCCAGGTTGCCTCTGCGACGGTTGGCTTGGCTGTTGGGAATAATTTTATCATACTCCATCCAAGGGTCTTGGATTTGTAACAAACCACTGAAATTGTAGCATCCATGTTCATTTTTGGTTTAACTCTCGGTTTAACTCACTCGGTTAAACCAAAGGTAAACCGCCCCATTCGGAGAATAAAAAAAAGGAGCTACATTTTACCGTAACTCCTTGACTCTCATCCGTCGGGGTAGCGGGAATTTCACTACTGACAATAAGATGCTGACAATCCGTTGCGTATAAAACTGTATAACTGTATATTCTTCTATTATTGTCTATTAGTGTATATCATCATTATTTTCTTTTTCTATTTTTCGCAATTCATGTTCAAGCTCTTCTGGCTGAAGTATTTTCTGGGGATTGCATTCCTTTATCCAACCTTCTATGAACCCTTTATGTGCTCCATGTATAGCTTCAAAAGGAAATCTCATAGTTTTATTAGTATCATATTTAAATAGTACATAACAATTAGAGGTTGGTTCATCCACCTTCTGAATAGATAAAGTTGGGAATGCCTTACGCCATTTCTTTATGAAACTATCAATTTTGTAAACAGAAAATATTTCTATTGTTCTCATTACTTATTTAGTATTTCTAAGTTGTTATCACCAAAAACCAATTTAAGCACTTGGTCTTTCCGATCTTTTTTTAATTTTATCTGAAGAATTGCTTCTACATCTTCGGATGTCTTTCCGTCAGAGGTGTACTTCTGTGGATAAGTGAAAACATCTACTATATCCATATTCAAGGCACTTGCAAATTTTGAAAGTTGCCATAAACTCAACTGCACCTCACCGCTTAATATTTTACTGAATTGAGAAGCAGACGTACCTGCATATTCAGCAGCAGCACCTTGTGTTAAACCTCTATCTGATATGATTTTACGTATCTTATCTATGACTGGGTGTATTGGAAATTCACTTTTCTTTTTCATATCTCAAATATATCTATTGATTATCAATATGTTATAACTTATTTTGAAACAAAATTTCAAAATATTCAATTATAAATTTCATATATTGAAAATTCATTTCTATATTTGCATTATAAATTTCAGAATAAGAATTGTAATATTTAAGATTATGAACGAAAAAACATCAAAAATGGTACCTAAGAACCATTACGACCAAATGGAAAAAGCCACAAGACTGAAGCTCCGTAACGAGTTCCTAAAAAGAAGCGGTATGTCATTGATTACATTCTATGACAAATTAAGAAAAGACTCCTTCAAACCTTTGGAAAGAGAACTATATGAGAACATTTTCATAATTCAACAAAATTAAAAATCCAAGCAAATGATTTCTGCACATGAGAAGATGATGGAAACGATACCCAAAGAGTTCAAACGTATAATGTCTGGAGTAGAGGCGGCGGTACGCAGCGGAAAAACAAGATACCTCATAAGTAGCAGACATTTAAAACCTGAATATGAAAGAGCTTTGTTAGGTGTTGGGTATGAAATTAGAAAAGGACGTGTAGCAACTCAAATTATATGGTAGCATTTATCTCCAATATTGAATTTTACAACACCCCTGAAGGTGATGTGATGATGAAAGAGTTCGGGCAGCCGGCTGTTGTTCTCAAGGAGGCTGACCGCCCGACTATCGAACACATGCTTGCTGTCATCAGGGACAGATATCCGAAAGCACATGCCCGGCTGATGCAGCTCTATTCAGCCAGCACGATGAATCGTTGGCATTATGAATTCCGGGTAGTTCATCGTTTCATCCGATGCAATTTCGGAGAGTATGACCAGTACAATCTTGACATTAACAAGGATGGACAGTTTGTATTCGAGGAGGTCAAATGCCCGTTACGGGGTGAATGTGAACATGAAGGGGTGATATGCAGACCGGAGCTTGATACAGCACTGACCGATCGCGAGATGGATGTATTCCGGCTCATTGCCTCCAACTGCCAAACTGATGAAATTGCGGCAGAGCTACATATCTCGCCTTGTACGGTTAACCGCCATCGGGAGAATATCAAGGCAAAAATCAAGGTTCGCAATGTGGGTGAGATGATTTCCTACTGGCATCGGAATCAAATGAAATAAGCCCACCGTGAGGTGTGCCATCTGTGTTTAATGTGTATTCTATGGCTGTGGCGGTCTGCGAAGATAGTCCGGCCCCTCATACTGCATTCAAATGGTAGCGGTATACTTAAGATTTGCCGCGACTGGGGTTCGATTCCCCTATATGAGACGATGATTCACTAACTTAATAAACAGAATATATGAATAATAACAAAGGTTTTTCCTCCATTTCCACTCCTGACGGACAGTTCAGGATATGGATTCCACGTCCGACGGCTTCGGGCAGAGTAATATGCAACTGTGGCTTTGCACTCAAGAGCCATCTTCCTTTCGTCGATGCCGTTGATGCGCTGGACTACCTGCAGGTAGACGAAGTTCGGCAGATAGACCAGGACCTTAGTATCCTTGTTATTTCATTTCTCGATGCACCGCATGAGTGCATGCTGAAGATGATAGAAGATATCCCCGAACTTATGGAGCAATACTTGGTAAATACATAAGATCTGAATGCTATGAGATACTTTATAGACAACATCAAGACTTATGCCAGTGTCAACAAAAAAGGCAGGGCATTACAGATATACGTGCAACAGTTTGACCGACATCTGATTGCTGACGAATGTTCTTTGGATGCACTGAAGTGTGACATCGAGCACCAGATTAAGGTTATGAATGAGAAATACCCACGCAGCCGTCCGGTTCGGCTCGAGGTATATGAGAATGCCAAGGGTGGACAGTGGACTATTCTTGTGGAGCATGACAGCGACAGCATTGTCTGCATCATATCCTATGAAAAGGTGATGGGCTATTATACCTTGGCAGATAAGATAGATCAATTTGCAAAAATAGGACAGTGATGAGTAATGTGATTGTTTTTTTGTGGATATCACTAATTGTGATAGTGGCAGTCTTGATACTATGTGTCTGGGCAATGCGGAAAGCATCCGGATCTTACCGGATTCTCTTTCTCTTTGATATTATCGTCTTGATGATAAATATTGGGATAATAGGATTTGCAATTGGTTGTTTATCTAATATGCGGTAATATGAGAGATTTGAAAATGACAGATTTCCCGACATATCTTTGGGAGACCCTTGACGTGTATCAGGACAACAGTTACTGTTACAATATCCGCCCTGGCCAACATGTCGTTGGAGATTTATTCGACAGTTCCAGAACGAAGCTGGTATCATACAACAGAAAATCACATGTGCAGATAATCTGTGTATGCGACCCCTACAAGCCGCCTTTCTATGCGCGTGAATGTATGTATGGTGTATATTCGGCGTGGAAAGAAATCGGAGAGGACATCTTTAACCTGGAGCTGATGGGGTATTCTACCAAGCAACAATTCCCACCCCTATGTACATCACACCATTATTTTTGAATATTATGGAAAATGAATCATTTGAAAGGGCCAAAGCCATTAAGGAAGAGATTGAAAAGTGTAATTCTCTTCTTGAGTCAATTCTAAAAAGCAGCAGGGAATGTTGTGTGTATCGCGATGCCGATAGGGGTACTCGTGATCTTGTTGTTATCCCCCTTCCCAAGTATTGTACCCAGTACATTATTGATGGACTTTACGTGAGAAAGTGCCGGATGGAGCAGGAATTTAAAGAGTTATAACAATCTAATAATAAGAATCATGGTAACCAAAACAACATTCAAAAAGAAATTTCCGGACGTTAAGGTGCAGAAGCTGCAGACCAGCGTTGTCTTCAGCAGGCAGCAGGTAGAAGAAACCGTATTGAAGATGTGCGATTTTTTTGGTGTCGGACTGCTTTATTACAATTATGCAAACAGATGGATAACCGTTTATACCTCCGAGAAAATGAAAAAGGCACTGGACTCAATGAAACCGGGTTCTGAGGTATTTCACGAACATTATGGTGTCTATGGTAAAGTGATAAGCGATAAGCCATTTGTCATTTGTGGAGAATTGTGTATTAGGGTTGACTTCGGGGGAATGCCTGAAAGTGGAGCATACTGTTGTACATGTTTTGTAATGTAATCGAATAAATATGAATATAGAGAAAATCATCTTCAATCTCCTAAGCGCACATAGGTGGGTTAGGTATTGGATACAAAAAGAGATTGTAGGCTTGACAATGCCTGGTGAATACGTTGAGATAAGGAGTTCTTTCTTATCAGATAAAGATCTTGCTGATATTTTAGAAGCTGGATTCAAAATTAAAAGCATCTGCTCAAAAAAAATAGATGCAGATGCTTATAATGATGTTCTGTTGATGCGTGAACTTTAAATATAACCAGAACAGATATGAAAGAATCAGATGATAAATACAGCAACCGCATTGCAGATGCTGAACAACTCACGAAAGAGGTACAAGCTATTTATTCAGAAATTAAAGTTTTTGAAGATGCTTATAAAAAACAGATTGCTCCGCTTAAACAAAAAATTGCTCAATTGGAGGAATCTTTTCTGGATAAATGGTTGGTTGATTCAACAGGAAGACCTGTTAGTAAAGGAATGGTGATTGAGAAGAATGGAAAGCGATTTAAGGTTCTTAACCGATATCAACAATGTATATTTCAATATTTAGGTAATGCAAGAGTTTCAGTTTTACCTGAAGGTAAAAAGCGAACTCTTGATATTTTTCCCTCTGAATTAGTTGAATTTACTATTGTAGAATTAGCGTAAAACTAAGTAGTAATGAATAAAACAAGAAAGATGATAAGCCTATTCACCGGCATTGGTGGTTTTGACTTGGCAGCCGATGTCCTCGGATGGGATATCTTACTTCAGTCTGAAATAGATGAGTTTTGTTTGCAAGTTTTAAAGAAGTGTTTTCCTGATGTACCCAAATATGGAGATATAAATGAAATCAATGCAAAGAAATATAGAGGCAACGTTGATGTTGTGGCCGGAGGATTCCCTTGTCAACCGTTCAGTAATGCCGGACTCCAAAAGGGACAAGAAGACCCCCGCTTTTTATGGCCGCCAATGTATCGAGTTATACAAGAATGTCGGCCGACATGGGTCGTCGCTGAAAATGTTCTCGGACTTATTAGTAACGCAGACGGAGTGGTCTTCGAGCAAGTGTGCTTTGATTTGGAAAGTGAAGGCTACGAAGTACAACCGTTTATTGTTCCAGCTGCGGGTAAGGACTCTTTTCAAGAAAGGAAGCGAGTTTGGGTTGTTGCCTGCCTTAACAGCTTCGGAAGCAAAAAGGATAAAGTTACGTCGGGAGAGCATTTTAAAGCATTCAGACAAACGAAAAAGCAATTACCTGACTGCACACATTTCGAGAGCTGGGTTCAATCCCTCCGATATTACTCCGGGCTGGATGGAGTGGTTTATGGGATTCCCAATTGGATGGACAGAACTCACGCCCTCGGAAATGCGATTGACCCGCGAGTAGCATATGAGTTTTTAATAACAATAGATTATTTATTAGCGTAAAACTAAAAAGTAATGAATAAAAAAGAAATATCAATGAAAAAAGGTCAGAAGGTACGCATTCTGCGTACCAATCAAGTAGCGACAATCGTCGAAGTGGAGTTAATTCGTAAAGGTGGCAAGGTACATCGGTACTGCCATCTGAAAACAGATGAAAAGTCATATTTGTGGTTGGATGCCTCAGAACTGGGGAGTGTGGTGGAGGAAGTGAAGGTCTCGGTAGTTGATGACCGGAACCGAGAGCTGCATTTGGCTATATGCCATGACTACTCCAAGGATAAGATGACGCTACATCTTACCGGCAAGAATCCGGATAATCTGAAGGAAGCTTCCGGACTATATGTGAAACTGATGAGCTTGTTCATTAGGAGCCTGAAGGAAACGCGGGAACTGTAGGAGCGGATAACGTCCTTGACGATATGGAAAGCCTATTGAAATATAGAATGGAAAATCTTGATTGGATAGACCGTTTCTTGGAGAAGCTTGGCGTCGACGCTTTTCTTGAGTTTGAGACGAGGGTATATAGTGCCCTCGACAAGCTCAAGGTCATGCATTACTATGATATCGGGGGCTCGGTCATACCGGAGCAGCAGGAACTATTTATCAAATTCTGTTGCTGCTATATCACCGGGCACCCTGAATACGAATTCAATGAAGACTATACACAGATATGGAGGAAAGAAAGCTATGAACAATGGAAGATGGCAACCCGATGAGGACAGATACGTCCGGGAAAATGTCAATAAGAAGACATTGGAACAAATGGCGGAGCATTTGGGAAGATCCGCATTGGCTGTACAGTTATATATGCACCGGAAGCATATTGTAGTGGGACAGACAGTCAAACGGAATATGGTGCAGGAAATTCTCCGACTGAAATTCCGGCATCCGGAAAATTTCATGCCCAACCGTGCCTTCTACCAGGAGGTAGGCATCAACCAGATGCGCTGGTGGGATATTTTCTATGGCCGAAAAAATATAAACCAAGAAGAATATATCGCGTTGTCGAAGTATTTCGGCATAACACTGGAGGAGGCATTCGCAGCGCGTCAACTTTGCATATTTGAAGAACAATGATTGATGACGAATTAAAACAGAGAATAAAGGATGCCAACGAGATTACGGACGTGATCGGCCAGTTTGTATCCCTTCACAAGAGAGGTATCAATTATATAGGGATCTGCCCGTTTCATCCGGACCGGCATCCGTCGATGACCGTCAGTCCGTCAAGACAGACATACAGGTGTTTCGTCTGCGGCAAGGGAGGGGATGTCATCCAGTTTGTCCAGGATCATGAAAACATGTCATTCAACGAGGCTGTCACCTGGCTGGCTGGCCGTGCGGGAATCTCTCTTCCTGAACGGGTGATGTCCGACGAGGAAACGGCCAGGGTAAAAGAACGTGAAGCGCAGCGTATAGCGATGAAAGGCGCCGCATTCTTTTTCGAGAAGCATCTTCCGGAAGCGCAACTTTATCTGCATGACAGAGGGTTCAGCCTGGATGACAAAGTCCTGAAGGATTTCAGAATTGGATATGCCCCGACAGGTAACCTGGCTAAAAAGGAGATGCTTGCAGCCGGATTTTCCGAACAGAAGCTGCTTGAAACGGACATCCTGAAGAGAAGCGAGAAGAACTTCACCTTCGACACTTTCAAGGACCGCATCATGTTTCCCTATTTTGATATCAAGGGCAACATAAACGGATATACCGGACGCTGGCTGACCCCGCAGGAAAACACCGGCAAGTACGTCAATACCGGGGACACGCCGTTGTTCAAGAAAGGCACTCACCTTTTCGGTCTGTACCAGGCACGTACTGCCATTGCAAGGTATGATTGTGCGTATATAGTCGAAGGTCAGTTCGATGCCATGTCCATGCACAAGTTCGGTGTCTGCAATACCGTTGCCACCAGCGGAACCGCACTGACTCCGGAACAGATACAGCTGCTTGGCCGATTCACCCATCGCGTGATACTTGTATATGATGCGGATACAGCCGGGCTGAAAGCGTCACTGGCCAACTGTGGGGCTTTCTTGCGTGCGGGTTTCCAGGTCAGTGCAGTTCCGCTTCCTGAAGGGAAAGATCCTGATAATATTGCCCAGGAGCAGAAACTTGAAACCGGGAAATGGCTTGCAAACCGGGAACAAAATTTCCTTCAATATTTTGCCATCTCCTTACGAGGCAAGAATCCCGGAACCGACCCAAACAGAGAGGAAGAGGCAATGCAACGGCTTTCAACCCTCATATCTGTCATCCCTTCGGAAACGCTTCTTCTCAAGTGCATAGAGATAATGGCCGGGATTTTCGGCTGCAACACGGAAGTCATCCAGCGGAAAGTGAATTCCATCTTGCGGCAGCGGAAGACAGCTTCCATCAAGGAGAAAGACAAGATGGCTCCCGGCATATATGGTATCGATATGATTGCGGAGGCACGTAGCGGGAATGAGCCTTGCATCCTGACATCGAATTATCAGGAGTTCCTCACCTTGTATGGAGATGCTCCCATAGCATACGTCCATGGCATTCCTGGAATGAACGACATACAGCAGTTGCGTCAGGCAAGCCAGATGTTCACCTCTGACAGCGATGGCCTTACCATTGCAAAGGACGGTACGGAATCCGGTTACCTTGCCGGATTATCTGCCATTTTCCGTGCCGGGCTCTCCAATATCACCATAACGGTCGAACGGGATGTCCAGGATGATAATGATGAGGAAGGAAGTGACGACGAGGAAAATATGGACGGGGAGGCAAACGATATCATCGAGACTTTCAATTTCGCGAAATTCTATGTATTCCTGCACAAATCTTTTTTTAAGACCTATAATGGCGAGCGTGCTCCCTATATCGAACGTTGTGCCGAAATAATCAGCTACGCGGAAGATTCGGTACGCATCATCAACTTTACCTACTTTCAGAATTGCCTGGGTCTGACCAAGCAAGCCCTGAATGAAATACTCAAGCCCTATCTGGCCAAACGCAAGTCACGCATGGCCATCAATGCACAACGGACGGACGATGACTATACTGAAGAGAATTATGACCCGGACGAACTTCCCCGTTATGTCCAGGACAATCCGGAATATCTGCAGATGTTCCAGCAATGCAATTACTATCCGAAGTTAAACAAGCAGGGGGAACCGGTATGCTACCTTTTCAAGAATGAGAAGTCCGGCCATACCATGGTAGGTGATTTCTATATGATTCCACTTTTGCATATTTACTCGGACAACGACGAGGAAAACAAGCGTGTCCTTAGAATAAACCGCCGTTATTACAAGACACCGCTTTACATTGAGGTGAATTCCAAAATCCTGGCCAAGAAAAGCACTATTGAGGAGAAGCTGATTATGCTGGAAGCAGTCAACTTCACCAATGGTGAAGAGAAACATTGGACTAAAATACGTGAATATATGAGCAGACATTATGTTACTTGCACAGAGGTTTCCACATACGGGAACCAGCAAGAAGACGGTTTTTCCCGACGGGAAGACCAGCAGTTTTTTGCCTTCGCCAACGGCATCTTCCATGTTGTTGACGGAATACCGAGATTTGATGCGGTAAATGAGCTTGGAGTGGTCACTCACAATGGCCGGAATTATTATCTGCCGGCATTCTCCACCATATATGCCGGTTCCGGCAAGCAGTCCGACAAGTACGAACTTATTTCACAGCTTGTCTATAAGGAAATCCCTATAGACAAACGTTGCACTTTCGACGAATGGGCCTCACTGATGGACCGTGTATATAAAATCAACGACAACGGGAAATGGGCCATTCTCTTTGCCATCATATGTGCTTTCCGAAGCAATATACACTGCATAGACCGTTTGTTTACAGCGCCATTCTTTATGGGACCGATGTCATCCGGAAAAACACAGATTGCGATATCCATCCGTTCCCTGTTCATATCTCCCAAGATACCGATTTTCAACCTGAACATCGGTACCGATGCCGCCATGTCCACATTGATGAGCACTTTCCGGGATGTTCCGGTTGTCCTTGATGAATACAACAATAAGGATATATCAGATATAAAGTTCCAGGCACTTAAAGGAATAGTATATGATGGCGATGGAAGACAGAAGCGTAAAGGCACATCCGGCAAGGAGATAGAAAACGACAAGGTATACGCGCCGGTTGTCATTTGCGGCCAGGAAACTCCCCAACGTGATGATAATGCACTCATGTCACGTATTATAGTCTGCGAAGTCCCCAAACCGAAAAACCGAACCCAAGAGGAAGTGGAGCTTTTCAACAAACTCAAGGATATAGAGGATCCGGCCAAAATCGGGTTGTCGAATGTCCTCTTTGAAGTCCTTCAGCTGCGTCCGCTGGTAATGCAGCATTTCCGGGCACTGAAACAGAAATCCTATGATGAATTGAAGCAGGCGCTGATAAATGCCGGTGAGATTGACCGCCTCATGAAGACTGCATCATTGTTTCTGGCGACATGCAGACTGATTGAGGATTATACAGAGTTGAAATTACCGTTCACCTATGAGGAGTTTTTTAAAATAGCCTGCGATAAAATCAAATTCCAGGTGGAACTGATTTCCAAGACGGATAAGCTGGCCACATTCTTCAAGGCTATGGATGTGATGATTGATACCAAGGCAATCAGGGAAGGCAGGGACTTCGCCATTGATACACCGGAACGAATCACCATCAAGCTGCCCGGAGGAGAGAAGAAAGAGGTTCCTATTCCTGCAGGAACCCGCGTGTTATTCCTACGCGTCAGTACCATCTATACGCAGTACGCACGTTCTTCTTATAATCAGGAAGACTCAACGCAGTCGACCATCGAGCAGAACCTCCGCTCCCATCCCAGTTACCTGGGCTTTGTCCATGCACGCCGGTTCAATTGGTATGAAGTCGTGGAGGTACCACGCGGCGGTTTCGAGGAAGATACTCCCAATGAAACCGGAATTCCGGTAAAGCTCAACAATGACATGGTGCGTAAAGTTGAGAAGAAGTGTACCAATTCCAGTTGCATAGCTATCAACTACGAAATTTTCAGAGAATTATATAGCATTGATTTGCAACGCGGTTCTGAAGAATCCCGTGTTGACGATAATCCCGACAATGACCCTATCGGAGCAATCGGTGCCCCCCAGGAACTGAAGTTCTGATGTTACATTTTCCTATATCACAAACCAGACATTTATTCCCGGTGGCCGCCCCATCGGGAATAAATGCTTTTTTATATTCTGATTTACGGACATTTCGTTCGGTTTCATCCTCCTGGTATCTTATGATACTTCCCTACTCCATCCCCCGGACCCCCTGGAATAAAAAGATAAGCAATATAGAGGGAGTTTTGAAAAGAAAATATTTCAAAAGAGGCGTCCAACAGTCCAACAGTCCAACAAGAGAAAGAATTTTAAAATGTAACTCTCTGTTGTATAGTAGTATATATTTTCTATTTAATCATATATATATACTACAATGGCGTTGTCTTGTTGGACGCTGTTGGACGTGTTGGATTGCCATTTTTCAACCATCCAACTGGCTCCGTCCAACAAAAACGGCAAAAAATGCGGCTTGTTGGACGTGTTGGACGTCCTCCAACAGTATTTTCTTTATAGTAAATTTGTATAACTAAATAATAATCAGTAACTTTAATAATGCTGTTGGACTGTAGGACAGTTGGAAGCAAAAATAAACAAAAACGGTTTCAAAAAAATTTTTTAAGGAAATGAGCATGATTACGACGAGTATTTCAATTACACCTTACCTGGCTGAATATCTGCGTGGAAAGTACAACAACGGTTCGGATGAACCTTTCCGTATTCCTGACAATACGGACTTGTACCATGTGATATGGACGCTGATGTCGCGGCGTCATCAGAACCAGTCTCCCATAGATGACGGTAATCTGACTATCATACTCCCGGAGAGGCGTATCGGTAAGGATCCGGAAATATACAACTATCTGTCTCCACGGTCGGCCAAAATCATAGAAACGGAAATACGCAGGATGTTCAACCGGGAACTTCATACGGCAATGGACGAGAACGACTTGAACGGGCATGAGTTGAACAATCTCGATATCGTTCACAATTTCCTATGTGCGTATTGCATAGACAGCATCAGTGAGGATGCGTTGCTGAAGAACTTCTATCGGTGGCGGGAGAACATCCGCAAGCGGAAAAAACGCCGCGAATATAAAAAGAAGTTAAAAAACGGCTAAAAAATCACCGACCGAACTATGCGTTTTGTCCCAAAATGGCGGACAAAATGTCCTATGTATGGCGAACTTGTTGAATTACAAATAAATATCCTAATATGAAAGAACTTTCCATTCAGATTAAAGTCTATCCGGTGAGTAACATGCGCCAGGATGTCTATCGGTTCATGGCCGATGAGTTTGAGTTTACTCCGGTACCGGAATCCTCAGAGGCGGGCCGCTGTTTCAATTGCAATAAAGATATAAGCATAAGCCTTCCTCCATCCGGAGTGATGAAAGACTTCCTGGCTGGCAGGTTCTGCATTGTCGAGTTCACTGACACCAGGCACCGGAGTTTCCGGATCGGGGACAAAAAAATACCCGCCATTGTCTCGATATCCCCCAATCTGAATTCGGCAACTCTGAAAATTGAATGCAAAATGCTCAGTTCCCCGCTATTGTAGCGTCCTTCACCCCTTTCTGCAGGCTGCCTATCTTCGCTGAAAAGATACGCAATGAACAGAACTTATCTACGCCAGCTTCTTACTTTAAATATACACCGGCTTCTTATCACGGCAGAGGGCTTGTCTTCTGCCATGATAGAGGCTTTTCCATTGGTGCCCGCTGACAGTCTGCAGCCGACATCCTTTTTCTTCAATGAAAATCCTCCCACATATAAAGAGACATCGAAAAAGGCCCTTTCACTTCTTCAGCAGGAAATGAAGGCCCGTTCAGAACTCCAGGGTATAACCGTCACCGATGACTTCTCTTCTGACGAACTTCCTGAAGGCAGTATCGCCTATCACCGTATCTGGGGATTCATCACCTCAGATTGTCAGTGGTATTTCTCCTCCAAGCAGTTCGAACGGGACCTGCTTGCGGCAGAAGCCAATCCGGCCATAACCTGCCATTTCCTGCATGTGAACTCTCCGGGAGGGGAAGCATGGTATATGGACAGACTCAGTGAGACGATGCGCTCACTCGGCAAGCCCGTCATGACATTGGTTGAGCAGTACAACTGTTCGGCCAGCTATTATATAACCTGCCATTCCAGTTTCATTGCCGCACTCACGGCCTATGATACCATCGGCTGCATAGGAACCATGATTTCCACTTGTAACTATGACGGATGGTTCGAAAGGATGGGTCTCAAACTCATCCAGGCCAAAGCCACGAAATCAGATCTGAAGAATAAAAAGACGGATGACTTGCTCAGAGGGAAACCGGAACAGTACATCAAAGAAGAACTGGATCCACCCAATGAACAGTTCCTTGCCGCCGTTCTTGCGTCCAGACCGCAACTGGGCAACCTGCCGGAAGACGATCCGGTATTCCGTGGTGAAACGTTCGATACTCCGCATGCCATCGATAAAGGGCTGGTTGACGCCTCCATGACTTTTCCCGAAGCTGTGGTCAAGGCTGTAGAGCTCGGTCGCAGCTATATGGAGATTGAGAATATAAAAAGAAGTGCTCTCAACTATTTATAACTTAACTTTTGTTTATCATGAATTTAAAGGAAAGAATTCAGACCGTCCTGCAGAAACTGAATCTGCTGGACAAAGCGAAAGCCAATCAACTGACCCAGGAAGAATGGGGACAGATAGTCAACTCCTATAATCAGGAGTACCAGTCTATCCTTCAGGATGACTTGGCTGCAGACCAGGCGGCGCAACGGCAAACGGTTGCCGTCACCCAGGAACAGATTGACCAGGTACAGTCCATTCTTGGAAGTATCGTTAATCCGGTACAAACCAATTCAACAGCCACGGAAGAGGAAAATAGTGGGAATGGACCGGTGCAGACCATTTCACAGCCAGCCAACGGTGAAGGCCTGGTGCAACTGGCCACCGCTGTGCAGAGCCTGGTTGACAATATGAACAACCGCGCGGAGGATGATATCCCTTCCCGGACAGTGACAGCCGCTTCCATCATGTTCACGGGACCGGCAGACCGGTCCCGGTATCTTTTCGGTATCGAAAACCAGATGTTCTCCATGTCCGAACGTTGGAACAAAATTGCTGTCAATCCGGCCTCCGCTTCTTCTTACGGTCCATGGAATGAAGAGATTGAAGGGGCCGCTTTCCGTCGCCAGGCCGTTACTTTCTCCCGTTCACTGCAGCAGCGTTACGATTATCTGCACAGAAACGGCATGCTTGACGCCAAACGTCTGGCAGCCGGAGAATTCAGTACGAACTACGAAGGGGTGGATACAGCCGGTGTGGGCAACCAGTATGTGGTTCTGCGTCAGGACTATTTGATTGCCCGTGTACTCTCAGTCCGCGACCTCACGCAGTATTTTCCCGTCCGCTATGGAATTCAAGACCATGACCTCGTGTTCAATGCCTTCTTCTCCGAAGTTTCCCAAGCTTACCAGCAGGGTGAAATCTGGAAGGGTGACATGAAGCTTGAGAACGAGATGGGTCATGTGGATGATGCGATGATCAAACTCAAGTTCGGTCCGATGAAAGAACTGGAGCGCATGTACATCGCTTATCTGAACAAGGAAGGCTCCGATCCTATCAAGTGGACCATGATCGAGTTCTGCATCCTAAACTCATTGGAAACTGCGCAGGTGGAGCAGAATAAACGCCGTATGCGGGGTATCTATGTCAAGCCGGAAACGGGTGTCGCAGGCAGTTACTTGAACGCATCGACCGGAATCATATACACACTGGTCCGCTACATGCATGAGTTTAAGATTCTTCCCCATGACGATGAGTCCTATCGCAGCTACACGGCTTCCAACATGTTGGATTCCGTTCAGGAGTTTGTCGGCGATGTGGTGGCATCCTGCACAGAAGACATGGATCTTGACCGCCACGTCCTCTATCTGAATAAGACCCATCTTCCCTGGTGGATTAAGAATGTCCGCGCCAAATATGGAAAGGACATTGACTTTTCCGGTCCAGACAGTTACCGCAATGTGGTACCTGACACGAATATGCGTATCATCTGGTTGCCTTACCTCGGTCAGCTTCCCCTCATGTTCATGGATGTTCCGGGCAACCTCCAGTTCCTGGAATTCGTACCGGGCGAGATGCTCTCTATCAAGGTGAAAGAGGACATGGAACTGGTAAAGGCATGGTCCACCTGGAAAGAAGGCACCGCCGCTTCGTTCACCGGCCGCCGTTTTGACAGCCTGGAAAAACTGAAGGCCAACAATTACGAATGGCAGCAGATCTTCATAAACAAACCTACCGTCGATATGGCAGCGGACGCGACCACTGTCGATGCTTCAAAGGGATTCTGGCAGATAACAGCGGCCAACACTGGAGCCAAAGCGATTACGGATATTACGAATGCCAAAGCCGGTGTAGCCTACATCATTGAATGTGGCAGCACGGAGAATGCCACTACCATCGCCAAGTCGGACAAGTTTGCCGACATTACGGAAGCTTATACTCCGACCAAAGAGGGTGACTATATAATGGTAATCCTGAACAGTAAGGGTAACTTCTTGGAACTGGAACGTCAGGTAGGCGGTGTACGCAAGGTGAACGCTGCACTCCAGCCCAACATTCCTGGAGTCAGATAATTGGTTGTCTATAAGAACAGATTGTTTTCAGGTAGCGCGGGGCGGGTCCACTTAAGCCCGCTCCGTTTTTTATAACTTAAAAACTAAAATTGTATGAAAGCAAAAAGAATTTCAAATCCTTTCCGTAAAGGGAACCAGGCTGCCCGTAAGATGCAGGTCCGGTTTTTCCTTTCGCTGATGGTGCTTCTGGCACTCGTGTTTATTCTTGATATGGTCATGTCTCCCGGTTCTGTGCTGGGAATTTACGGATTTTCCGGTACCACACTGGCCGCCATGATGGTCATCGGTGACGTGGACGATGTATCCGACCGTAAGACGCACGGCTCGAATATAGCCTACAAGATTTACCTGGTGGATGTCGACCAGATAAATTCCGATGTCCCCTTTCCGCTTCCAAACCAGCAGCGTGAGATAAGCACCATCCCGATGAAAGCCGGACAATACATGAAGTACTTTGCGGCGCACGATATTCCCACCTACACTTCAACCGGTGAGAAAGGAGACATTACCACCAGCGGTACCAACACTTTTGTTGCCGTCATGGGCGGCATGCGTGACCAGCTGCTCGATTTCATTGAACAGCATGCCGGAGGCAAGTTCATCATCCTTTTCAAGGAAGTGGGCGATGCGCAGTGGTATATTCTCGGCAACTATGACCGTCCGATGGTACTCTCCTCCTTCGAGTCCAAAAATGACAAGGACGGGCGTTATGTAACCTATACCTTCACACGTACAAGCATTGACCAGTACTACAAGTATACGGGCGATATTGTCCGTGCTCCGGCAGCTGCTCACACGGCTGGCGCAACGGCACTTGCCATTAAATCCACCAACAACCGTTATACCATCCCCGATGGCAATGAAGGCACATACGCCATTTCCACTGTCAGCGGATTGACAGCCAATGATAAGGGACGTTACATCACACTTGAGGGTACCGGTACCGACAAGGCGGCCACCATTGCCGACGGCAACAGCTTTGTGCTTGAGGATGGAGCTACCTGGACAGCCAAAGCGGGTTCTTCCATCACCTTCATGGTGCTTGATGCCTCTACACTTGTCGAGGTATCCGGCAGCCGTGTGCAGACAGCTTAGTAAAAAACACCTCTTACAAGTCAGCAGAATTCCCTTATAGGCAGCGTGTTGGCTTGTAAGACTTAAATCTGTATGTTATGTATAGTTTCAAAGAAAAGAAGACACATTTCGTGGCTCTCCGGAATCCGGATGTGGCACAATATGACCTTGAGTTACTGGCTAAAGAAGTTCCTGGATTTCCGCAGCTTGCCACATTCTCACGCAATCCCAAACGTTATGCCGATGATATCCTTTATGCACTGTTAGATTGTGCTACACGTGAGAAGATACGTGAGTATCGCCGGGCTATGATCGCAAAAGAGGCAGAAGATGCCGGAGAAAAGAAAACAGAAGCCCCTGCTGCGGAAAAACCGGCCGAAAAAAAACAGCAAATGCCCAAAGGGGAAACAACACATGCTGAAGGAACCGGTCCACATGACGACATTGAAAAGCCTGAAACAGTTCCGGCTGACAACTCGGCAGAAGAGTTGAAACAAGCGCTTGATGAAGCGGAAGCCCGTGCTGAAGAAGCCGAACAGCGTGCCGATGAAGCGGAGGAAGCCAGGGATGAAGCGGAAGCCCGTGCCCAGGAGACTGAGCAGGCGCTGGAAGAAGAGAAAAAAAAAGAGCCGGCCAAGGTTCCGGTAAAGTCCAAAAGCAAGAGGAATACCCGCAAATCGACTGGGACAACCTCTTCGACCCGCAAGTCCAAATAGCCACACTCATCTACAACGACCGCGTGGTCACTTGGAAACAGATGAAGCAGCTCGACGAAAGTCTGGAAAGAAAACCGCAGAAGCGTGACATCATGGACATGGTGGAACTGCGTATCCGTAATCTTCAGGCATTCGATGAGCTGCAATCGTTCAACGACACTGGGAAGTTCCTCTACATTCATCCGCTCATAGCCCACCAGTCAGAGAGAGCACAACTGGAGAAGCTGCTGCAGACGGACCCGCAGGAGTTCCTGCGCCTGCATAAGAATGTGACGGACAATATCCGCAGATACGAGTGTTACCTGAAACGCGCTGACAGGCAAAACAAGCGCACCCAAGACAAGGAGAATCTCCGACGTCACCGTGAACGGGAATCACTGTTCAAAGCAATATTGCAAAAATTCAATTCGAAGTAAAATGGAAAAGCTGATAGAAGTATTTAATTTGGGTGGTTTGCCTACTGCCCCGCTGGATTCGTTCTTGGAGCTTCAGGAAGACTTCAAGAAGTCTGATCCTGACAAATTATCGAAACTGCAGATGCTTATCATCACCCGTGGTTTCAAGTATGCATTCAAAGCCTGGCAGGATCCGGACGGAAAGCTCTGGATTATCGATGCCCATCAGAGACGGAAGGCACTGCTTGCATTGCGCAAGTCTGGGTTTACAATACCGGAAATACCTTATGAACCCATTTTTGCGGCAGACAAGAAGGAAGCGGTAGAGGAAATAGCAGCCTATAATTCCGAGTTTGCCACCAGGAATCCGGATACCCTGCTGTTCAAAAAATATAATATAGATTCTGACACCCTGCAGCGCTTCAACCTGGGTTATGAGGTCAAGACCACTGATTTCGGGCAGGTATCTCCCTTGTTTGCCCAAGAGCATGAGTCGGAAAATGTGCAGGAAGATGCCATCGATTTTAATGTTCCTGCATTTGAAGATACTGTAATTGCCAGACCCGGCGATATATGGTTACTCGGTAACCATCGTCTGATGTGTGGCGATTGCCGTTCCAAATCGGACATCACGGCGCTGATGGATGGGCAACATGCGGACTTGTGCGTCACGGATCCACCGTACAACGTGAACTATGAAGGCGGTACAGAGGAGGAACTCACCATCCAGAACGATTCCATGGAAAACGACTTGTTCGCCACCTTTCTCAGGCAGGTGTTCTCTGTCATGTTCGCCGTACTCAAGCCGGGAGGATCCTACTATATATTCCATGCGGACAGTGAAGGCGAGAATTTCCGGGCTTCTCTCAGGAAAGTGGGATTCAAGATTGCACAATGCTGCATCTGGGTAAAGAATACTATGGTGATGGGACGCCAGGATTATCAATGGCAGCATGAACCTTGTCTCTATGGCTGGAAACCGGGTGCCGGACATCAATGGAATTCCGACCGTAAGCAGACTACCGTCTGGAATTTCGACAAGCCGCAGCGCAATGCCATACATCCGACAATGAAGCCCATAGCCCTTATGGCATATCCTATATCCAATTCCAGCACTCCCGGTCAGATAGTCCTCGACATCTTCTCCGGATCCGGTTCTACACTCATGGCATGCCAGCAGATAGACCGTATCTGTCATGCTATGGAGATAGACCCGAAATATGTTACAGCCACCATTCACAGGTACCGCGCCATGTTCCCTGAACAGCCCATCCGGTTGATTCGGAACGGGAAATCACATGATGTGGAACAGACAGCAAAGATTATGACTGGCCCAAACAAGGTAATCCAATGAGACATGCATCACTTTTCAGCGGAATAGGTGCGCCGGAATTGGCCGCTTATTGGTTGGGTTGGGAAAATGTATTCCATTGCGAAATCAACCCATTTTGCAGACAAGTACTTAATTATTGGTTCACTAATTCAAAAAGTTATGAGGATATCACAAAAACAGATTTTAGAGAATGGCAAGGGAAAATTGATGTCCTCACAGGAGGATTTCCATGCCAACCGTTCAGTGTGGCCGGAAAGAGAAAGGGAACAGAAGATAACCGCTACCTCTGGCCGGAATTTAAACGTGCCATACGGGAAATCAGACCGCCTTGGGTTGTTGGTGAGAATGTTGCTGGCATCTTATCAATGGTACAACCCAGCAAGAAGGCTGACATGGAAAGTATGCCGACTACGGAGCATGAGGATAAACAAGAGTTTGTCATCGAAACCATCTGCAAGGATCTTGAAGCCGAAGGATATACTGTCCAACCGATTGTTATACCGGCTTGTGCCGTCGGTGCGCCCCATAGAAGAGACAGAGTCTGGTTCATCGCTTGTAACAACAGCTTCAGATTACGAAAAAAAAGGAGCAAAGGAAAATCGGATATGGATGGCAGAATACCTCCGTACGAATTTGTTGCAGACTCCCACGACTGTCCAACGTTGCGAAGCACCGGAAAAAATGAAGGAAAGGACACTCAAAAAGGGGTACAAGAACGGAACGACATACAACAGTCTGCTAAGCCAGCTTGTTTATGGGGGACTTCTTCCTACTCCTCAAGCGGCAGACAGTTCAATTGGTGCAGTAATAGGACAGAACGACCGCTTTATCATTACGAAGAACGGGATGTTTCGGAAAGTGAATCAGAACGGTTCGAACGGAAGTGTGGGACTTGGAAGGATTTTCCATCTGATGAGCACACCGACTGCGTCGGATTGGAAGGGAGGCTCGACAAGGAAAAATCCCTCTCTCCAGAGAACGAGTCTGCGTGGGGAAATACATGCGGATTACGGTATTGGGAAGACTTCCCAACTCAACCCCCTATTTGTCGAGGAGATGATGGGATTTCCGACTTATTGGATACTGATGCCATTTTTAAAGGCTCCCGGTCCATCCGTCAAAACTCTTATTCCAGATGGAGGACAGAAGCTATAAAAGCCTATGGAAATGCCATGGTGCCGCAAGTGATATATCAGATATATAAGACCATCAACGAAATAGAACAATAACATGAAAAATGAAATCAGTCCAACTTCAAATGTCGATAAGGCCACCTTGATAGGTGACGAATATGTATCCCAAGTGCGTACTTTCGGTGCCTTGGGGTACACTCCACACCGTATATGTACGCTTCTCGGCCTGCGTGGGAAAGAAAAAACGGCACTTATAGTCCGTCTGTCGATACCCGGTGACGTATATTACGACGCCTACCATAACGGTTGTGCCCTGGGAGAATACAATATCGATGCCGAACTTGCCAAGAAAGCCGAGACCGGTGATGTGTCGGCCATTGAGACCTTGGAAACACGTAAGCAGGAACGGACAGTCAAAGACTTAAGAAACCAACTTTTTGGAATATGACCAGACTCGACACCCTTGATAAGATACATCCGGACTTGATAACCGCATTCCTCACCACCGGGAAGTGTGATGGCATTCCTGCCGATGTGCAGTTATTCCTCAAGCAGCTGCAATGGGCGGCGGAGATTTACGAATACGAGCGTAACATCACCCGTGCCGCCAAGCAGCTGCGCCAGCGCATCAATGCCCAGCAGCAGATTAATGTGGATGAACGTACATGTAAGGCACGCATTTATGCGGCCATCAATTACTTCAATATCGACAACAATGTGTCCATCAAGGTGTGGGAGTCCAACTATGCCGACAAGTACGAGGATCTTGCCAAACTATGTGCGGCTGCCGGTGACTACAAGACCCAGGGCAAGTGCTATGCCGCCGCCCTGGAGTGCCGTCGCCGTGCCGCCGAGATTGCCGAAGCCGACCGTAACCTGGGGATCGTCTTCCTGATATCTCCCGAACTTACTCCGGAAGACCTGGGATACAGCAAGGCCTCCCTGAAGGAGATTGCCTCCAAGCACAATAAAGGCTTCTATCTGAACTTGATAGAGAACCTTCCCATCGAGAAGGCCGAGAAGAAGCGTCTGCTGCGCGATGCGGATATTGAGGAAGCTGAATACGAAGAACTTAATGAAGAGTAAGATGGAAACTGATATTGAAACCACTTCCCGGTTTGAGGAATACTACATGAACCAGATGCAGATACTGGTCAATGTCATCGATGCCAACAACATATTTGCCGAAGTGGCGCGTGCAGGTGGCAAGACGGAAGGTATCACCGGCCCACGTATCATCCGTGTGGCCAATGACATGCCAGGCGAGCTGTCGTTTCTGGTACATAAGACCTACGTTGCCCTGATGACGAACGTATGGCCCAACCTTCAGGCTTATTTCTCCAGGGAAGTCACCGTAGGTGGGAAGGTACGTTCCATGCTGGAGTATGGCATCGATTATGTGGTGGGCGAAAATAAGCTCCCTTCTCATTTCCGCAAGCCCCGATATCCCATATCCTACCCCAAACACAGTGTCGTTTTCCGGGATGGCCATCACATCCAGTTGGTAAGCTCGGACCAGCCGGAGTCCGTTGCCGGACGCTCTGCCGTCCACGCCATCATTGAAGAGATGAAACACAACAAAGGGGAGAAATTGAAAACCCGCTTGTTCCCTTCCCTCCGTGGTGCCAGTGCCGAAATACGTCGGTCACCTTATTACCAAGGAATCACGGGCGTATCCGATACCGCGCGTGTGGACCTCGGCGAAGATGACTGGTTCGAGGAATATGAGAAGAATATGGATACGAAACTGATGGGGGAAATATCTACAGTTGCGCTTCATGTAAATGCAGCTATCTATCAGAAATACAAACTTATAAATTCCCAACGGGAAACTACAAATCCCGTTACCCTTGAACGTATCCGTCTTGAAATCATCAGGCAGAATCGCATCATATCTTTATGGCAGCCCCGCCTGGCGGACATGCGCCGTAACGCCACGTTGTACGTCCGTGCCAGTTCCTTCTGCAACAAGGATATTCTCGGTCCGAAGTTCTTCAAGACGCAGCTTGAGACCTTGGATATGGACGAATTCCTCACTTCCATCTGCGCTATCCGCCATAAGGAGGTTATCAATAAGTTCTTCGCCAACTACAACAAGGAGAAACATCAGTATTCAGACAGCTATATTTATGAATCCATTCTACGACTTGACCTGCGGGAACATTTTCTACTCACAGCCCGCTATTTGAAGCACTACAACAAGCGTGACGAGCTACTGGTAGGATATGACCCCGGCCACTTTTCCAGCCTTGTTGTCGGGCAGGAAAAGGAATACGGCCGTCAGCTCCGTATTATAAAGGAACTCTATTGCTGTTACCCGGATGAACAGCCCGAACTCGCCCGTCAGTTCTATGAGTTTTTCGGTGCTGATTCCCTGAATAAGCGTATCATTCTCTACCCTGACCGTGCCGGGAACAAACGCCGTGAGGAACTGGAACAGATAACCACCGACAGCCGTGCCTTGAAGCGTGAGTTGGAAAGTTATGGCTTTGAGGTGGAACTGATGAACGAAGGGCAGGCCACCGTCTACCATTGGCAGCAGTTCAAGTTGTTGCTTCTTATGTTTGGAGGCCGGAGCAATGCCTTGCCGGAAATTTTAATAGACGAAAACGAGTGCAGGAACCTTTGTAGTGCCATTATGCTGTCACCGTTGAAAAAAACGGAAGGCCGCATCGAGCTGGACAAATCTTCGGAAAAGAAAGTGCCTCTCAAGAACCAGGCCGGGCTGACAACGCAGCTTCCCAGTGCCTTGATTTATCTTCTTTTCGGGCGTTATGGAAACAAAGTGTTGAGTGAATTATCGTCCATGCCGGACAATTTACCTGATAATTTGGCTATATAACGGCTGTTTTTCACTATAAAAATAGTCAGTATAGATACAATAATGGTATCGTTTGACATTAAAACAAACGCTTTTTGTTTGGAAACCAAACTTTTATGCTTTTGAAAAAGGAAAGCGTTTTCTTCGTGAGGTGTTGTTCAGCACGCACCGCTGAGTTTTGGAGTTGCAAGGCATTCTTCGAGGTTCCTCGGAAATATGACGGAGGGGGCTTCCCGTCCTTTTTCCCGCAGTAGAAACCTGCTACTTTCGGGCATGGAAATGACAATGACCGGTATTCAAGCGATGCAATGGGCCAAGGAGATATCAAAACTGCCTGACGGCTGCTTTACCATTGCCTTCTTCCCGTGTTCCAGGCATAAGGGGGAGGCATCAGCCACATTGACAGTTAAAGAAGGATGCAGATGGCGTACCCAACTGCCTGAAGAAAGATTCAGTATAGACAGTGACAACTTCTTTCTGTTTACAGACGCAGACGGGGAACCCAAGATGTGCTACCGTATTCTCATCAGGTACATGGGCTTTCCTCAAGATGGTTTCAAACTTCATAAAATAGATTGGTTATGAGTAAAGGCAATCTCAAAATGGTAGGCAACTTCGGTTGCTATCTTGACGATGACAATGTAATATCCTTCCAGATTGGAGACAGGCCAATGGCTTCAGTCCTGGAACCGGACCCGATGTTCCCCCTGAGTGGAGGAAGTCTTCCGGATACGCAGTGGCAGAGCATCCAGGGATTCCAGGTGTGCAGCCGTGGCTTCAACAACATGAAATGCGAGGAAGTCGCGTCCGACATAAAGAAGAACCGGCTTCTGCCGAGACTGATTGCCAAGCAGGTCAGCATGCTGTATGGTCATGGGCTTGCCGTGTACAAGCCGGCAATCGTGGACGGGAAACTTCAGAAACAGTGGGTTGACTGTCCGGAAATCATGGACTGGCTCAACAGTTGGGAACAGCGCGGTCTTGAATCGGGTTATAAGGAAGTGGCCAAGTCAATCATCAAGAACTACTACTATTTCAGGGACTGTTTCGTAAAGTGGCGCTTCACAAAGGGAAAAGCAAGAGGGACGATGCCCGTTGCCGGCCTTGAAGCCATGGAGAACAGACATTGCCGGCTGGCCACCACCAAGAAGGATGTGGCGACAGATGTTGTCTACTACCGGGATTTCCGCTACATTGCCGTAGGGCGTTGGGGGTATGGCACCTCCACTTTCCGCATCTATCCGAAGTTTTCTTTTTCGGAGCTTGCCAATTACAGATTCGCGGCCATTTCCCATCACCGGGAAAAATCCGTGGATGAGTTCTACGGTGTGAACGAAACCCATGCCGGTACCAGGTCCTACATCAAGGGTTCCAACGATACGGCTGATTATATCAACTCCTTTTTACGTAATTCGCTTGCCGCCAAGATACACATTGTCATCCCCAATGCCTGGCTTGAGTCCAAGAGGATCCAGATAACCAAACTCTGCGACGAGAATAAACGGCGCAAGAAGAACAATGAGGAAGAACTGATGTACAATGGCATCGTGATTGGTTCGGAATTCAAGGAATCCACCCTGATAAAGTATCTGCAGTCTGAACTGCGCAAGATCTCCCGCTATCTGTCCGGTGCAGACAACCAGGGTAAGGCATATGCGACAATCAGCTTCAAGAACAGCCAGGGCGAAGAGGAACGCTGGAAGATAGAGACGGTTGATTTGAAATACAAGGAATATATCGATGCCTTGATATCCTATGACAAACGTGCCGATGAGGTGCTGCTGTCAAGCGTGGGACTTGACTCCTCCATATCCAGTGTCAGCAAGGACGGGGTCATATCCAAATCAGGAGCCGATGCGTATTACAACTATCTGATATACATAATGTCACTGACATCGGAAGACGAAATCTGCTCCGAACCGTTCAATATGGCCGTACAGATAAACTTTCCCCATTTGTACAGCCAGGGGTACCGTCTTGGATTCTATCGCGAAGTCCCGGCACGCCAGGAAGATGTTTCACCTCAAAACAGACTAAATCAGCAACAGTCATGAGAATATTGGAAGAACTGTTTACCACCATTTCGGAATTCCGGAAGTATGCTCCCTATGCAGAGAGCAATGTCACTTTCGACCAGCTCAATTCGTCTGCCATTTCTGCAAAAAAGCAGATGGTTATCATCCTTACCAAAGATGTCTACACCGATCTGACGGCAGACGAGGGCGAACTGAAGGAGGCCCTGCGTCTTGCGATGGCCAATCTTACCATGGCCAAACAGCTCATTTTTGATGTTGTATCCAAGCGTAAGGATGATGTCGATATATACAAGCATGAGCAGGAAAGCATGCGCAGGTCGTATATCGAGAACTATTATAATGCCATGGATACTGTCATCCAGTTGCTTGACAACAGTCAAACTGTACCTTCCTGGAAGGAAACGAGATACAAGAAGATGCTTGATGTTCTTAAAATAAAGAGTACGGAGGAGTTCGACATGCTGTATACGATAGACATGTCCTATCTGTTCTTTTTCCGGACCATACCAATCCAGAGCGAAGCGCTGGATGACGGGATATCGGCCTATTTTGAGCGGGCAGAGAAAAAGGAAGAGGTACTGCGTCTGCTCAAACGGTGCCTCGCCAAACAAACCATAGCCATTGCCCTGCGGCGTTTTGATATTCTCGATTTTCCAAGTACGATTCGCAATTTATTTGAAGACTCAAAAGTTATGCGATATGGTACTCAAGAGCAAGAACGTTTACTTGCTCTGTCAGACGCTCTGCTTGAAGAGGTGAAGCGGGAACTGGCCAATATAGATCTGCTTTTGTCAACGGACAGTTCCGGCTCTGTAGATACGAACACATCCTTTAACCGTCCGGACGACATAATAATGCTGATGCCATGTTGACAATAGATTTTATAGCAAAAGGAATGCAATACAGCATCCCCAATTCCTGGGATGGATTAACTCCTTATCACTTCCAAGCGCTCATGCGTGATATACAAAGTTTTGCGGAGGGAAAAATATCCGTCGGCATGGTTCGTGTGAATTATGTTTGCCGGATTATGGGATGGAGTCTTCAAAAAATAAGGAACACGGATGGATGGGCAAATGTGGCCTGGCTTGCAGAGCAGGTGACATTTCCGTTCACGATTGTCTATCCGGATAATGATGCAGCACTCCAGGAACTGGATTCTGAAACATACAGACTCTGTAAGAAGATACCACCACACCGGTTGCATGGAATAACCATATCCAGGTATTTGGACAGACTGGACTACAAATATGCAGTCGACTCATGTTTCTGCAAACAACTGGTTCCGGCGATACATCTTGAGGATGAAACTTTTTTTGCCTATAATATAGAAACCATGTTCAACCGTCTTACTTGCTCGCTTACGGCACTCCAGTTCATAGAGGCACGTGGTCTCCTTGGATGTCCGAAAGAGCAGCTTCCGTTATTGGCCGCTATCCTTTACTATCCGGACCGGTATTCATCTGCCGGAGCGCATAAGTTGGCACAGAAGTTCACTGGGCTGCCGATGGATGAGCTTATTTCCATAGCCTTCAATTTTCAGGCCTTCATCAATTATCTGTTTACCAAAACTGAGTTCAAGTTGCTTACAGAACTTGAGGAGACCAAAGTTTCTGCCATTTCCACGGGTGCACTTGAGTCTCTGTACAACTTGAGTTCAGACGGGTTTGGGGATATTGAAACCATCGAACACATGAATGTCATCCAGTATTTGACCATCCTCCGGAAAAAAATTATTGATACGGTGCGCAGCCTGCATGCGGCCCAAATGGATAAAGTGGATATTGCGAGAGAAACCAGACTTCCAATTCACATAATAAATGAAATCCTATGATACTTGATTTGCTCAGATATTTTGCCCGTTTTCCCAAAAAGGAAGGGGTTGTCTCCATGTTCGCCAACGGCTCAAGTGACTTTATCCAATATGCGGAACTGCTTGGGTATGTCAAGAAACTCCCGGAACCGATAATGCCCGAACTTGAGAATCTTGTTTTCGGGCAGTCATACGATTACGTAAAGAAGCGCGTCGATAATATTACCGGCAACTATCTGTTCGTGGATTTCGGAGAATTCACATCAAGCCGTGACACACACAACTCCATTCTTGACAGCCAGAAACTTGCCGCCACCATAGCCATGAAAGTTTCGGATTCCGCAGACATGGTTGAGACGGCCATTGCTTCTGAAATAACATTGTCTCTCCTTGCGGAACTCAGAAAAAGGCTTATTTTTGATTCACGGTCTGAGGATTTGCCATGGCTTGATAAGATATCGGAGAATCATGACATTATCCCTTTTGTCTCATCCGAATTCAAATCCATAGGTTGGACACTCATGTTCAGTTCTGCCGCGACCGATTTGTTCAATGCTAAACCTTCCCTTAATGAGTAGCTGATACAGTTGTGCCAATCATTAAATAATTCAGAAACTTTTTGTTCATGTTGTTTATTTCCATCCTGGTCGTGGGCTGTCGAAGTTCGCAACCAGGAGCTACTCATGATTACTCTTTTCCGTCATCCCTACCACGAGAAATAATCATTCTTTTACTCAAGCTAAACAAAGCTAATACACTGATAATAAACAAGATATTACTACGTTATGCGCGTTAATAGTGTTACCTTAGCTGTACGAAAAATAAAGGATAAAACATTATGAACGAACAAGTTACAAACATTCTTAACCAGAGCATAACAAAGACGGCAAAGATACAGCAGCTCCTTCTTTTAGGTCTGACCCGCCGCCAGGTAGCCGATTTGGTAACAAACGGAAATTACGGTTTCGTGCAGAACGTATATAAGAAAATGCTGGAAGCCGGAAGATTCGGCCAGCAACCGGCCATCGCAGCCTGCCCCGAATTGGACTATACTTTCAACAGACGTTTCGGCATCGAGATAGAGGCATATAACTGCGAAAAGGGAGTTCTTGCCCGTGAACTTCGTGAGGCCGGAATTGCAGTTGCAGTGGAAGGTTACAACCATAACACCCGCGACCATTGGAAGCTGGTTACAGACAGAAGTCTTAGAGGGAACGATACTTTCGAGCTGGTAAGCCCGATACTTGAAGGGGAAGCCGGATTGCAGGAACTTCAGAAGGTATGCTGGGTGCTCGATTATTGCAATGTGAAGGTGAACGACAGCTGCGGCCTTCATATACACATGGACGCTGCAGACTTTACCATTGAAACCTGGCGCAACCTTGCAATAACTTACCGCCGCCTCGAACCGGTAATCGACTCCTTTATGCCGGGTACCCGCCGGAACAACAGATATTGCAAATGCCTTACCGGAATTTCAGAACGCAGTATAACGGAGGCAGAGAACATCATGCAGCTACGTTCAGCCTTTGGAAACGACCGCTACCACAAATTGAACCTTGAGGCTTACGCACGCCACCGCACAGTTGAATTTCGCCAGCATTCGGGTACCACCAATTTCACAAAGATGGAAAATTGGATACGGTTTGCCGCCAACATGATTACCTTTGCAAAATACGGCATGGTGAATTCGGGATGCCCGCTTTCAAATATCCCCTTTCTGACAGCCGACCAAAAAGTATTTTTCAAATTGAGAACCAAAAAATTAGCATAATATGATGACAACTTACACTTTGCAGGATGGCGGTATAATTGCCGCCTCCTGCCCTGCAGACTTTGTAACCAAACTCCGTGAAAGCAGCCGTTTCGACAGTGAATGTACCGACCAGGAATATATGTACCATTTCGCCGACCGTTTCCATGACCAGACGGGGCATGTAGTCCGAGCTGATACCCCGGAGCATTTTTTGGAGGATTTGCTTTCCAACGGGTATATGAAAGTAGAATAATCCCCTCCAAACAAAAGAAGGCTTCCAACTTGTGTGAAAGCCTTCTTTATATTGATGTGGTCGGTAGAACGAAAAATCCCCGTAGCGGTTCATACTACGGGGATAAGTTGTCATAAAACGTCTCTCAAGATATGGAGAGTGAACCTAATTGTTTGCTTATATCCTGGAGAGCGAAGTTGAATGTCTCCAAATCCTTTTTGCTGAGCGTATAAACTTTACCCCTAACTTTGCTGCCATTGATACGTTGGCTAAGCCATGCGGTACTTTTACCGAAATACTTCTTGGCAATGTATCCCAATGGAATGATTTCCGTATAGGGAGCTATTTGTTGCTTCAATGTGATATAGTTGTTCAATTCTTCAGCTTCTGATGAAACCTCCTTGTAGCCATTGATTAGGAAATCGGCTATTGCATCAACATCTTTTTGATCTGTGTATTTACTGGTTATTTCATCAGAGAGAGCAACATATTTCTCCATAGCATCCGGTGTGCCGGAGTGAGCGATTTCATGCAATTTCTTCAAATCATCTTTAAGTGCCATAAGCTTATTGTTTTGTGCTCCCCTTATGGGGAGCTTGTTTAACTTCATTTTTCCAATTCTTTCAGAACCTTTTCTAAAAGTGCTATCTGTTTGTCTGTTTCCAGTTTTGCATCCAAGAGTTCATCCATCTTCTGCCTACTCATTTGGTTTCCTGCATTCTTGAAAGTGTGTTCATACATTTTAGATAACAATTTTAACTGGGTAAGCTTTGCAACCAGTTGCATTTTTGTTTCTTTTTCCATATCTCTTTGTTTTAATGACAATGCAAATATACATAAATATTTCTTTATGCACAAATTCCATAAAGAAAATTTTATGTATTTCTTCTTTATTGAACAAAAATGCATTTTCTGCACATGAAAATTTTAACATGTGCAGAAATGGGGTATATTTGCACTTATAGGAAGCCTATCAAGAGTCCTATTATCAGACCTGATAAAAAGCATATCATGATGATGATTGGAAGCCAGCTGATAGATTCTTTCAATAAGTTGAAATCCGTACATACTTTATTGATTCTATCCCCCAACTGAGTTAATTTGTATTGGTCTTGCATAACTTCTTTCTTTTATTCCAAAAATAACCTTTTTCTTTTGCCATTCCAAAAACTTTCACCATATTTGCAGCAGCGAAACAGTTACGGACTGATATCCGTACCGCGAGCTTCGGTTAATGCTCATGAATTATGATGGGCTTTTTTCATATCCATACATTAGCTGTTTTACTGATGTCAGTAAAATGATACATACGACATTGGCGGCTGCCTCTCCCATTACACTTTTGCTTTCGGGCGGAAATCTGTAACTGTTTCGCGACACGGGATATGGCAGCCGTTTTTCTGCCTATATGCGAAACAGTTACAGAATGAAAAATCAAATTCCCGGCACTCTCAACGTGCCTGCCTCCGGCATCCCTACCGTGGGCGAATCCGTTAACGCTCTTACCGAGCAAGTCAATAACCTCCAGCGCCGCTACTACCGTGCTTTGGCTCCCGACTGCGAACTCCGCAGTTCCTCTGATCGTTGGTATCTTGCGTCCATTGCATGCTTCTGTGCCACACTTATCTTTCCACCATTCTTGTTGGTTGCAGCTTTTTGTGTTATCAAGGCTAAGAAAGGAGGTACAAAATGAAGAATAAAGAGCAAGAGCAAAAAATTACCGATATAAGCATCCATATAGCATCCTTGTCCGCATCGTTCAAACCAGCCCCGGATGCACGCCATACCACCCATTGGTTCACTACGGATGAAGTCTACGACGCCATTCGTCGCATTGATCCTGGAGCGCATATTAGTAAGGAGCAGGTTCATCAAGCCATGCTTGATGCCGGTTATAAATACCAGAACCGTCCTGGTTCATCAGGACTGGACTTCCGGTGGATGCTCCAAGCGAGAAACTAAATACTACTGTCATATAGGGGGTAATTGTTCGTGATGAATAGTTGCCCCTTCGTTTTTATGTCCTTTCCGTACCCCCTCCCCTATTCTATCTTCGCTGGAAATAACAGTGAATATGATTACAGACCAGCTTGTCAGAGAACGTTTTGTCCATGATATAATGTCTCAAGGCATCAACCTTATTTATGAAACACAAGAAAAAGTTGTGCGTACATATCTCAACTCACGGTCTGGTGACCTGGTGGCACATCTTCAGAAACGTCCGTTCATTGCCCAGGAATCAGATACGGAACAAGCCTATTATCTGCGTATATTCCCATATCTCCGCTTCCTTGACATCCATTACCGCCGTGGAGCCAGTGACCGTATTTCCCGTCATATTCGCCGTAATCTTGCTCTTTATAACCGGGTGGTCTGGGGAGTGCTGTATCATGAGACATTCCCGGAAATAAAGTACGGTTTCACGGAAGAAGTTCGTACCAATATTCGCAAGGAACTGGAGCAGGCACTTCAATACGAAAATACTTCAAATTGGTAACATTATGGCAAAAAAGCATTTATCCGAAGACGAAATCAAACTCATAATCTCAGGTGACAGTTCCAAGCTTCAGGAAGAGCTGCATACACTGACCAAGGAAACCAAGGCTTTGAAAAAGGAAGAGGCCGAACGCCGCAAGGCTATGGTGGAGCTCGAAGCCCAAGGCAAAAAGAACACGAAAGACTATCAGAACCTTGCGAAAGAGTGCAAAGACTATACTGCCAAAATTTCCAAAAACAATGAGAAAATAAGTCTGCTGACCCGTAACTTGAAAGTCAACGATCTCACCATGAGACAGCTCAAGAAAGAAGCTAAGGAGCTTTCCGCTGCTTTGGATGATATGACTGAATCTGCGAATCCGGAAGAATATGCCAAGCTCAATACCCGTCTCAGAGAAGTCCGTGCCCGTATGAGCGAGTTACGCAGCGCAGGTAACAACATGAACAATGAGTTCGGCAACAGCGTGAATTGGATGTCCAAGTTAAAAATGGCAGCCAAGGCTTTCATTGCCGTTAAGGTTGTCGGATGGCTTAAGGATGTCCATAGCCAGGCATACGAGACACGCAAGGAATTCGCCAAATACGAGGCAGTCCTTCGGAATACTTTCCAGTCGCAGAAGAAGGCCAATGATGCCATGAAGATGCTTCAGCAATTGGCAGCAGACACCCCATCGTCCTTGCAGGAATGGACTGAAGCATATATCAAGCTTGTTAATCGTGGGGTCAAGCCTACCAGCCAGGAGCTTGTCAACATGGGAGACCTTGCCGCTTCCCAAGGAAAGTCCGTCGATCAGCTCATTGAGGCTATACTTGATGCGATGACCGGGGAGAACGAACGTCTGAAGGAGTTCGGTATCAAGGCTTCCAAATCCGGGGAGACTACAAAGTTCTCTTTCCGGGGAGTGACTACCGAAGTGCGCAATTCTGAGGATGCCATCAAGGATTATCTTCTTTCTCTCGGTCGTGTCGACGGCATTGCCGGTTCCATGGCCGTGCAGATGCAGGAACTTGAAGGAATCCAGTCCAACCTTGGAGACACAATGGATGTCTTTTTCAATAAAGTGGGGAAAAAGCTGGAGCCGTTCTGGAAATCCATGTTGAAGTATGCCAATGGATTCTTCACTAAACTTGGGGAAATGTTCACCACTTATACGGAAACCTACGAGAACCATTTCGACAAGATGGTGCAGCTTGAGAGCGCATTGCCGGGACTGTTGAACCGATACGAGGAACTGACCGGCAAGTCCTCCCGTTCCGCTGAGGAACAGAAAGAGTTGGCCAATGTCATAGCCCAGATAAGGAACATGGTACCTGGCGCAGCGACAGCATTCGACCAGTACGGGAATGCCATCGAAATTTCAGGCGAAAAGGTGGAGGAATTCCTTAAGAAACAAAGGGCGCTGCTAAAGTTTGAGAATCAGAAAGCCATCCGGGAAACAACAGAGCAATTGGAAGAATACCGCCAGGCATATAAGAATCTGTTGGAACAGCAGAAACAAGGTGGAAGGACTGTTTTCCAGAGCAACGGTATGTTTGCCGCACCGACAGCATACATCAATACGGAAGCTCTTCCGCAAATAGAGCAGGATATAAAAAAGTATGGTGACCTCATTCTGGGTGCCGAAGAGAAATTGAAACAACTGAACGGCCAGACTATTGAAGAAACCGTCAAGAACCAGCAGAAGCTTGCAGAAGTACGCCAGAACTTCAACAAGATGGAGAAGGTTCAGTTGCAAGCCTGGATAAAGAACAATAAGGATGCAGCCGGTGAGTATGTAGAAATAGCCCAGGAAATATACAACAAACGTTTCCCGGCAGAGGACTCTGACGCGACCAGGAAGAAGGCTGAAAAGGCTGCCAAAGAAGCAAAGTCGGCTGCTGAAAAAGAGCAGAAAGCAAAAGTCTCTACGGAGCAGGAAGCCGCCAAGTCTCTTGAAGCATTAAGGGAGGAAGAACTGCAATCCCAACAGAAATGGTATAATGAATCGTTTGCCGCTCTTTCAGCTTTTCTGGCATCAGGAAAAATGAGTAAGGAACAAAATGAAATGCTGGTACTCGAACTTGAAAAATCGTATGCGGAAAATAGGCTCATCATAGAACAGTCTTATTATGAGGACGCCATATCCATGGCCATTTCCAATGCAGAAACCAAGGAAAATCTCGTCCGGAAGTCCAATCAACGTGTCATTGATGCGGAGAAGGCGGCGAATGCCAAGCGTGCTTCACTGCAGGAAAAGCTGAATACACTTGTCAAGGACTTCAAATCAGAGTTCAAGATTACTACAGTTGATGAAGACTATGCCGCGCAACTCAAGGTTCTTGAGGCATCCTACCAGGCGCGTAAGGAAATGGCTGAGAAAAACAATCTTGATACGACAGAATTGGACAGTGCCTACCTTAGAGCTAAGGAACAACTTGAATCCGAACATCAACAACGCATCCAGTCCATTCGTGACCAGTATGGCTTATCTACACAGCAGGAACGGTTCAATGCGGAACTGGAACAGCTCAGGCTCGCACGTGAACAGCAGTTTCTGACTGAGGAACAATATGAGCAAGCCGTCCAGAACCTCAAACGGGACAGTTATAAAAAGCAGTTTGACTATTATTCCAGTCTGTTTTCCGGAGCCATTCAAGCATTGCAGCAAGCGGAAATGGACCAGGTCGATGCAAAATATGATGCGGAAATTGAGGCAGCCCAAGGTAATACGGAAGAAGTGGAACGTCTGGAAAACGAAAAGGCCCAGAAAAAGCTTGATATACAGAAAAAATATGCGGACGTGAATTTTGCAATCAAGGCATCACAAATCATCGCAGACACAGCTGTGTCAATCATGAAAGCATATGCAGATTTGGGACCGATTGCGGGTTCAATCGCAGCAGCCCTTATGGGCGTGACCGGAGCCGCACAATTGGCCAGTGCCAAAGCTGAACGGGATAAAATCAAAAATATGACTCTTTCCGGCAGTAATTCCGGCAGTTCCGGTACCGGCGCACGCGTTGCCACCGGTCGCCAGTCCGGAGGCAAGATTGATGTCCGGCGCGCCCAGGATGGAAAGCTCTTTCCCGATGCCGACTACGACCCTGATGCACGGGGATTCATTGACCGTCCTACTGTCATAGTAGGTGAAGGGCCTTCCGGACAATCCAAAGAATGGGTGGCCAGCAATGCAGCTGTAAGCAACCCTACCGTCGCACCGATACTTGACATACTGGACAAGTCCCAGCAGGCCGGTACCATAAGGACACTTGACCTTAACCAGGCAATCCGTGCTCGAATGGCCGGTTATTCATCCGGTGGCTCCATTGATGCCCAGAAATCTGCAGTGCCGGTACCGCCTGCGCCATCAGGAACCTCTCTGCCTCCAAGACTGATGGAACGCCTGGCCAATGCAATCATCCGTATTGATGAAGAAGGCATCCCGGCATCCGTCACTCTATCTGAACTTGAACGCAAGCAGGAATTGCGGAACCGTTCGCGTAAAATAGGAAGTAAATAACATTTCATCATGAAAATAGTACATTCTTCAGGAAAAGCCTATCAACTGATACCTGACACGCAAATTGAAATCGAACGTCCGAATCTGTTCTTCAATGATTATGGTGAGCAGTCACTTCCGGTGGATCTCCTGGATACAGACCTGAACCGGGAACTGACCGGTTACCCCGATATGGTGGCCAACCGTAAAAAGCCGCAGACAGACATCACATGCAGCATCCGAGACGGTGACTACTGTGTGACCGCCCGGCAAGCCATACTCGGTGCCAAGCGGAAAGAGAAGATAACGACGACATTCTACATGAACGAGGGCAGTTTCCTTTCGCGCATCGAGAAAGTTGCCGTACCGGCCGTTTTCGGCAGCGAGACCGTACCCGGAGTAGAAACCGTAGAGCAGGGCATCAGCTGGTGCCGTTCGTTGCTCGACAACACCAATCCGCATTTCACCCTCTTCCCCGTCATCATCGAGCTGGACGGGGAAAAACGCGGAGTGAACGTCACCTGCGTAATGGACGAGAATGGAAGGCCGATGCAGGTCCGTCCCAGAGTCACAAGGAAACAAGGCTTATACAACTCATATGCCCGTACAGAGAAGGTGGACAGCCGTATAATCACACTTGATCCCGGTTACTACATTACGCCCTTCATCCGTGCCACCTACCTACTGGAACGTATCTTTTCCTATTTCGGCTATACCTTGCAACCGAATTTTTTCACCGAGACCGAGCCTTTCAAAAGCATGGTGTTCATCAACAATACTGCCGATGCGCTGGTGAACGGCACCATCCTGCTGGCCCACCTGGTGCCCGACTGCCTATGCTCCACCCTGCTCGAAGTTTTCCGCAAGAAGTTCTGTTGCGAGTTTGTTCCAGACGAAGTGGCCAAGACCGTCCGCATAGAGTTTTTCAAAGACATGATAGCCGCACGCAACCCGACAGACTTGACGGCTTGTCTGGCCGGACAACCGGAAATCAATTACGAGACAGCCCGTCAGCTGAAGCTATCGTCAAAGAGCTCCCTCAGCAATGGAAGCACTCTTGACAGCACCACCGAGCTGGAGCGCAAATACCCCACGGCCTACTATGACATGGCATCCGGCAGATACGTAAGGATGGGCTATGGCAGGGAGGGCGTCATCAGGGTAGTGTCCGACGGAAACCTGCCGTTCTATGCCGGAGAAGAAGGACTGGATGACTATGAAGTGGAGGTGCCCGACAGTCAGTTCTGTTTCGACAGCCTAATGTTTTTCGTGCAGGGCACTATCAACGGAAGAGAATACGGGAATTCCGTAACTGCCCCCTATATCGGAGAAGGAAGGATGCTCAACAGTACTATCCGGGTAGCGGACGAAAGTACGAAAAGTGAGGAAAGTGAGGAAACGACAAGCGATCCCTACCTGACCGAAACCTCCCATGACCAGAATCCCATGCTGGCTTTCGCCTTGAGTAACAGTACCGGACTGCCCGTCGGGGCAAACCACGATGCCGCGCGTGGCTACTCCCTTCTGTACAACGGCCCTATCGGTATCTATGAAAAATTCTGGCGAGACTTCGACACCTTGCTGCGCAATGCCCTGCACAAGGTAACAGTTCCGCTACTGATGACGAACACAATGAAGCAAGCCCTCCCCGTCTACCGGAAAGTGGCACTGGGCGGTTCGGAATACCTCATCGACGTGCTGAAGTACACTCTCGGAGGCAACAATATGCCAATGGATACAACGTTGCTCACTACGCAGCTCCAGGAGCCCGTAACCATGGCCATGGACGAGAGCGAACGGATGAAGATGCCTGCCTACAAGTGGAAGGTAAACTGTACGCTATCCGAAATGACGGAAGACGAATGGACAGCAGCAGGCTTCGAGGCGGGCGCGTTGGTGGACATGACCATCGTTTATCTTGCACCGCCCACCGAGAAACAGTATGCCGCAGGCGGACAGTACCACAAGCGGACGGACTACTACAGCTATATGTATTATCCGCGCCGGGGAGAAGGTGAAATCTGTTATAGAAGAGTGTCCGTTTACATGACTCCCCAATTGATTACAGATTAAGGCGGTTGATGATGCGTTGTCCTTTCTGCATGCAATCAATCCACATAAATTCGCACCAAAAACAGAAAGTATAATGAATATCATCCAACAGCCCGACATGCTGTCGCTCTCGATGAACCTGAAGAATTTCATCATCGGCTCTTCCCGGCAGACGACATTCACTCTGAAGGCCGGCGACAAAGAACTGGTGTCCCAGGTATATGCTCCTGACGAAAACGGAGTGATGGAGATAGATATACATGAAATTGTACACTCGTTTCTGTCATACAGCTTGAAAGACATCGGAGAGGTATATCAGCAAACCAACCTGGTTGCCGATTTCACAGCAGTCATCGACTCCACTGAAATCACCTTTCGCGTTATCCGCTCTGGAGTGGACCGCTTGACTGACTCCGCCACCAATTTCCTGACACAGAATTTCCTCACCTGGCAGCCGAATGTAAAGCCGGTCACTTATTATTCTCCGGAGTTCCTGACCTACTATGCTGTGGTTGCCGGTACAGTCAAACTCCGCGCATACTTTACTGATGAGTCTGGAACTGTTAAATCTCAGACTGATTATACTGTTACAGAATTGATGCCAGGTATAGCTTATACCATGCCTCTACAATACTCTGTCGTTGCGGGATGGCTGGAACATAAATTACCTGCATATTACGATGTATGGGTTGAGGGCACATCCGGACAACGCCTCACATATATCCAGCGGTATTATGCTGAGAACATGAAGTCGGAGCAGGAACAGTGGATATTGTTTGAAAACTCTTTGGGAGGTGTCGATACATTCCGAGCATATGGTAACACTGTATTCAATGGCGAACACACGCATAATATTGCTGAAATTGACGAAATTTTTTCAGAATACCGTGTAGACACGGAGAGGAAGTTTCAAAAAAATACTGGTTACCTGAATGGAGATGAGCGCAAATGGCTGCTTGATTTCTTCCCGTCAAATGGCAAGTATCTGTACGCCGGTAATTATTTGCGCCGGATAGTTGTAACAGACAGCAATGTCAGCTATACAGACCGCGAACTTCCAAGCAATTATACGTTCACATTCAAGTATGCCGACGCTCGTCCATTACTAAATCTTCCCCGAACCGATGTCCCTACAGACGTTCTCAACATTACCGTACCTGAAGTCGGTTCTTTTACAGTGCCCCCTCGGCTTGCTGAATTTCCCCGCTTACCACTTTCCGAGGGGGCCTTATTTCCCATACAAAATCCATATTCAGAGGAATGGTCAACTACTAATGTAGCTGCAATTGGGTATTACCTCGCAGACTTTTTTTCTCGCATATTTGGTTCTGGCGGTGGTGTCGGTCATAAACATCGTAACTATGATTTGCTTGAATTGCTTTCATATATTGAAGATTATCTGCTGGTAAATGGTCAAAAGATAAAGGCTGGCTATGCGGATAAAGCTGGTTCTGTTGAGGGAATGGAGGATATTTTTCTTCACAAAAACAAGGCTGATGGTACTCCTTTTCCGATTACCTTCGGAGATTGTGCCAAGTTCGGCGAATTCCTCACCGGCATTTCCGGAGGGTGTATCGATAAGAATGGCATCCTTGAAATGGAAGAGGGCATTTTCCGCAAGCGTGTGTTTTTTCCGGAAGCAGCCTATAACCGTGTGACCTATTTTAAAGGCAGGATGTGCGCCTCTCCCGGAGGCGGATGTACGGTCAAGGAATGGAGCGACAACGGTGACGGCAGCTATACCATAACTCCAGACTTGACGGATGCCGACGGGCTGAGCCAGTTTGTGGATGATATACTTACTACTTACTTCGTCACCAAGAACGCCGAAGGCAAGCTGCAGGGGTTCGAGGAGATGAAGTTCCGGGTGACTTCTGCCGACTATACAGCCAAGACATTCGTCATGACGCCGAAGCCGGGTACTGACTGGAAGCCGGGGGAATCTATGGTACTCGCCCAGACGGGTAACTTTACGGACCCGGAACGGCAGACGTACATCCTTATCGATACGGTGGGCGGCAACAACTGCATCACTTTCTTTGACCACGCCAATACCTGGGATGTCGAACCTGCCCAGGAAGTCGCATGGGTTGGCAAGAAGAAAGGCAGAACAGTTCACGGCATACCGGCTGACAACTACTCGGCTGTTTTTCGCCACGTCATCATGTCCGGCAAGATATTCCAGGTGGATGACATTACCGGAGAGGCGTTTCGGGTGCCATTGTTCAAGGGGACGTGGAAAAAGGGTGAGAAGTATGCCTATTACGATGAGGTGACGCATAACGGCAGTTCATGGATATGTGTCAATGAGAAAGGCACGTCTACAGAACCGGCAGACGGCAATGCCGACTGGCTGAAATATGCGGCAAAGGGAGAAAGCGGCAAGGGCATCAAGTCTACCGATGTGGAATACGCGATATCGGTGTCGAATGTCATTGCCCCGGTGGACGGTTGGCAGACTACCTCCCCAGAATGGGAAGCCGGCAAGTATATCTGGTCGCGGACGAAGATTGTCTATTCTGATGGCGAAGTCAAGTACACACAAGCGGCTTGTATCAGTGGTGGGCAGGGAGCTGACGGCAAGGGCATCAAGTCCATTACCGAAGAATACTACCTTTCCTCTTCATCGGCCACCACAACCGGAGGCGAGTGGCAGACTACCTCTCCGGCATGGAAAAACGGATGGTATATCTGGACCCGGACAAAGATAGTCTTTACTGACGATACTTCCACCACAACGAACGCCATCTGTGTGACTGGCAGTAAGGGTGCAGACGGTACAAGCATCACCAATTGCGGTGAATGGGAAACCGGAAAGCATATACCTTACATGGGTATTACCAAGATGGCCGGACGTGTCTTTTTATGTGTCGCTCCTGATGGTACCGACAATCCTCCGATGTGGACTCAGACAACTAATGAGGGGCGCCGTATCCTGCAGACGCAGAACGGTGGCAAGTCCTACGGTTATACCATTACCGGGGACTTGAATACCGCTGAATATGAGCTGCTGGTAGAGAACGGCCAGGATGGTAAGGATGGAAAAGGCTATGAGTGGATATTCAAGCATACGACAGAGAATGTGACGCCTCCTACGCCAGCCACCTCGCAGGTGGATGACTACGTGCCGTCCGGCTGGCATGATGACCCGATTGGGGTTTCCGAATCCCTGCCATACGAGTGGGCTTGCTGCCGGACTAAGAAGGACGGTGTATGGAGCGCGTTTTCACCGGCAGCCATCTGGGCCAAATGGGGCTTTGACGGCGAGTCGGCCATTGTAGCCGATTTCGACAACGAGATGGAGAGCATTGCCTTGACATACGAAGGAAAGACTGTTTCGCAGTCCGTGCTCAATACAACCGTCGGCATGTGGTATGGTACGAAGAAACTACAGCTCAAGTCCATCTCATGCGTGACCCCTGCCGGTGTCACGGAGAGCTACAATGTCAATACGGGTGTGATAGCGTTTACCGTGGCTTCCGGCATTTCGATGCCTGCACGTTCAGAGGTCAGGATAACCGTTACGGCTACGGTACAGGATACGGATATAAGCCGTGAGCTGGTATTCACCATTGCCGGGGTGCGTGCCGGTAATCCGGGCAGTGATGCGGTGCTCTATAGACTGGTGCCTTCCGTCTCATCGGTAAGCAAGCGGAAGGATGGTACCTACAGTGTGGCAAGCGTGTCATGTACACGTACCAAGTCGGTCGGTGGCAGTACAGCTGTTACGACTGACGGTGTGCTGAAATACAGTAAGGACGGTGGTTCGGAGGTCGAGATACAGAACGGCACGGCCATTTCCCCGAAGAACTTCACGACGCAGCTGCAGTTCGTGTTCTACGTGGGTGGGCAGGTCGTGGACCGGGAAACTATACCCATGGTTGTGGACGGTAACGACGGTAATCCTGGAAAACCTGGCGGCGACGGCGAATCAGTCAAGGCTGGCGGTGAGTGGCGCACGGCTAATACTCCATTCAAAAAGCTCACCATCTGCACGATGGGTGGCCGGTCATGGCTCTCCAAGGTTGATACTTCGAATCCACCTCTATGGACTCAGACAACTCATGACGGGAGGCGAATCACTCAGACCCAGAACGGCGGCAAGTCCTACGGTTATATTATTACCGAAGAAGTGA